CAAGTGTATTAACTGGATTTGTTGATTCTCTTGGATTTACTCCGTTTTCAAAATATCCATAACCCTCAAAACCTAATAAATCTAAGCTTTGACTTTCTGAGCCTGCATTAGTTGTTATTGCACTATCAGCCTCAACCCAAACTCCATCAGTAGAGAAGTTTGCATACTCAGTGTCTAAAAAATCTTTTACCAGTCCACTTATTTCAAATATCACAAAGTTATTTCCTGATAGTGGTGTTTTAGTAAGTGTGTACTGTGGTGATGCAGGTTTGTCTGTAGTAAATGTTCCTGAATATATATACAGGCTCATTGTGACTGACGTTATTGTATTTGCAGCAGGAGTTATCTTTATATAGTATGGACTTCTTGCATTTAGTATTGTACTCATGTTTAAATATTATCTGTTAAATCTTTGATTAAAGAATTTGCTATATCTTCTGGCAATCTTTCGAACGACTTTTCAAAAGGTCTTGTAAAAAACATACTTGCTTTTATACCTTTATCTTTTATGCTATTTGCCAATATAAAACCCATTGACTTATAAGTTCCAAATTGACCTTTTTTATTTCTAGGTTGTATCTTATTTCTTTTAGCAAATTTTGCAAACACTCCAGTATGATATTCTAAACCTACAAGATTACTGCTTTGCTTATAAGAAAATGGAGAACTTGCAGACTGGGAATAATAACTTTTAACACCCCTTACTCCTCTGTCTTGAAACATTCCATAATCTTCCATTTCAAAGCTTAACTTATAACCCTGAGCTGTTTGGTCAACAAAATATCCTATAGAATTATAAAGCTCTTTAGTCGCATTATGTTTTTCTTTAGTAAGATTACTCCTAGCTTGTTGGACTACATACTTTCCAAACTTATTTAATTCTTTTTCTAATTCTTTTAAATCCATTAGCAAATAGTCATATCAGTTGGAGTTGTTATATCAAATGTTATTGCCCATCCTGTTAATGAGTTTTCAAACCTTTCATTAAAAGGCTCACAGGTTGCAGTTCCCTCTAGTTGAAATAAGTCACTAAACAAGTCTCCTCTCATTAATTTACTTGTAATTCTTGCAGCCACATTTAATTGAGTATTAAGTATGTCTTGCTCATTGGAGTTTCCTAAGAATGCAGAAGCGTTTTCTGTTTTAGGATTATCAACTACATCCATGCACATAATCGTTACATTGAACGTAGTAGTTGGAGCTGATATTACAGCCTGATTAACAATTATATGTGATAATGGAAATATGCTTTGTTTAGACAAGTCTATGTCATATATATTTCCAAAGCTAACTGTATTTACAAAAGGCTCTGCTTCTAATGCAGTTTTAAGTTTATCTATTATGTTATAATAAGCTGTCATATTGTTTTTATAAATATTGGTGTGTATTGTCTAATATTAGTTTTTTCTGTTTCTTTTATATAATCGTTTAGCCAGTCTAAAGCTGCATCAAAATCAAACACTTCATTATTTACTTTAGCCTGTAATAAGCAGTCAAGACATTTCCAATAATCATATATTGCTCTTTTTGGAACTGATGTAGATATGCCTATCATAGCATCTTCAAAACCCTCTGCCAGAACTATGCTTTCATCATAAGGAATTAATCCTCTTTCGTACAGCTCCTCTACTAAAAACTCTTTCATTTATATTTGACTTCTTTCTGTTTTTAAATCATGTACTAATACTTCTATTTCTTGTAACTCTTTAAGTAATGCTGTCATTTCTCTAGTTGTAAAATGTATTCTTTTTTTTACTGCACTTTTTAAATTTCTTTTTGAACTATATGGAATCTTATAACAACAATTAACTATAATCAGTTGACATAGCCTTTTTTTATAGTCATTATAATACTCTATAGTTTCTTCAAGTTTATCTACATATTTAGCAACCCCCTCAATCATATCTTCATCTTACTTTTTAACATTCTAGTCTCTGTTTCTATTTTATCTTTTTCAAACGATAAAAACATTAAGCATTTATGAATTGGTTGTTTTGTAACATTGTTAAGCTGTAATACATCTCCTTTACAGAGTCCATATAGGCTTGAATACCAACCCCATTTTCTTCCAAAATTTGCTTTTGCTGTGAGCTGAGATTCTCCACCTCCACTTTGAAAAAGCTCGGTATATGTATCATTAATTCTTTGCTTAAACTCCAAAAAAAAACAAGCGAACCTAATACAATATTTAAAGGCATTTGTTTCATTTCGTATTTATCAAATGATTCATATGCTTCTATTAAGTATTGGTTTTTTCTTTTGGTTGTAACAGGTCTGTACAATACCCCCATAGCTTTATGAATATTCTCCCAATCTGCTATTGTAGTATCTAAATCAACGTATTCTCCAAAAGTCATGTCATCTAGTTTTGGAATAAACCCAAATTCAAGGTCTCCTTTTTTAAAAGTTGGAATAAAGGATGGTTTCTGTTCGAAAAGGTTGTTAAGGTGTTTTGTTATTTTGTTTATGGAGCTGTATTTTATATTCAATACTTTCTTTAACTCTACGTTGCAGAATATCTCTATCATTTTCTGTTGCAGAAATACGCTTTCTTTGTTTTCTTCTGATATTTTTAGAAATTTTTGATATTGTCCAAGTGTGATCTCAGACAGATTTTCTGGAACTAATAGTTTAGCTTTCATACTATATGTACGAAATAATCACAAACTGTACTCCACTATACTGCAAAAAAAAACCCTCTCTGATGAAAGGGCTTAAAGATTATTTTAAAGATTGTTTGAGAATGGTTTCTACTGTATTATTAACAGACCTATTTTCTTTTTCAGCTTTTAGCTTTACTTTGTCAAGTATTTCCTTGTCAAACCTAAAGCTTATAGGAATTTTCTTTTTTTTATCTGGCATAAGTTTATTTATTTTTTAAAAGTCCTCGATAAATCTTGGAATTGGCTTTTCATTTAAAGTAAATCTTTTTAAGATTTTTAAATCTTCAGTAGATTCATCTTTTAATTCTTTTTTTGTAAAACAGCTTTTGCTGATTAATTCTTGTATTAGTTTTTCTCTTAGTTTCATTTTGTTTTGTTTAAAATTTATTTTGTAATCTTTGTTTTAATTTTTCACTAATTTTTAAAGATCGGATTGCTTCCTCTCTTGTAGATATTAAACCATATTTTTTATTCAATTTAATTTTTTGTTGTATTTGTTTTTCTGTTATTTTCATTTTGTTTTAAGTTATACTCAAATATAATACATTTTGCAATACTATGCAATACTTTTTATAATTATTTTTATTTTTTTTAGTAAATGTGATATTCTCCTCTGTTTGGATTTTCTAATTGCATCATTAAAGCATAGCGAGCTGCATCAATACAGTCAGGGTGTGTTCCTGTTGGTTTTTGCAAATCGTTACCCTCTTTATCTTTAGCCCAAATGTAACCTTGCAATTCTCTAATTAAATTCTTACTTCTTCTTGTTACATAGATTTCATTTTGGTTCATTAGGTTAATTCCGTAAACTATTGAATCTCTACCTTTTGTAACAGGATAAACTCTATGTCCATAATTGTTTAACTCTGCTATTGATTTAGGTTCTGCTGAATCTGCATATATATTTTCTTTTACGTTTTGATTTGTAAGAAATAAACTGATGTCTCTATTATGCATACCTTTTCTGCAAAGCAGCTCATCATATATGTAGGAGTTGTTCCATTTGTATAATCTAATATAAGTTGAATTGTCAACGGAGTAGCCAAAATCCATGCCACCACATAGCAGTCTTGCATCTTCAGGCACTTTATCAATCTCTCTCCAGTCTGGAATACATACACCCTCTAAGCTTCCTATTTCTCCTAAGCCATATACTTTCCACCAGTTAGCCCAGTATGTAGAAGTTTTAGCTTTTACTTTTGCTTTTTCTATTTCTTTAACTATAGACTGTGGAAGTGTATTGTTGTCTTTATAGGTTAGAGTTATAAAGTCTGTATCTTCTTGACCTATTAGTTCTTTATCAACCCAGAATAAATTAGTTGGGTTA